TCATCATCCACAGGAACGTGTTGGGTGTGAGCAGTTTGTTCAACGTCTTCCACCGCTTGGTAGATACGTTCTTGTATGCGTTCGCCTCGTCCACAATGATCAGATCAAACCGCCCATCCTCTTTGATAGTGTCAGCTACTAACCCCAACCCATCATAGTTAATGATGACGAACTGGTAGTCCTTCTGAATAAGCTCGATGCGGCGGCGCACATCCGTATGGTGCGCGACAACTGCGCTGCGATGGATCACGCTCTTGCCTATGTCAGCTAGCCATGCTGAACTCATAATCGACAGCGGGCACAGTATTAAGCAACGACGTACATCACCGCGCTTCATCAGGTAGTCTGCTGCCCACAATGCGGAGAGCGTCTTGCCAGTGCCCGGCTCAGAGAATACGAAGCCGCGCCGATTCAGTGTGAGGAACGCAGACGTGTCGCGTTGATGTGCAAAAGGTTTGTACCGCCCGGGGAAATCATACTTCGCTTCGATGGGCGAGGGCACGTTACGTACGCCAAGGTTCTTTAACACACGTGCTTCGTCAAGCCCCCAGTACACAGCGACTTCATACAACCCATTGCCAACAGACCCCAACACTTTACTGCGTGGGATGATGTTGAACTTCTGTGGGTTGCGTGTGCGTATGAGCAACGCTTTGTTATCAACGATCTGCATCTATGAGTTTCCAGCTTACTGTTATTGGTTTGTATGGTGACGCACTTGATTGAGCGTGACGCTGCTGTCCTTGCACGAGTTTACGGTGTAGCAACCCAATCAGTAGCGCATGCCAAAAGGTGTCCTTCTCTATCTCTGTATCCAACACCCAGTCATCACCGAACTTTACTAGCCACAAGTCGCGCAGGTATTCATTAGACGCGTCAGCCAATCCCCCCAAGTCAATCAACTTTTCAGTCATGGTTGGGATTAAACTCGCAGGATTTAACTTCACACCAGCCGCATAGACCAGACTGTTTGGGGTTCCAAACGTTGTTGTCCCTTGCAGATTGAATACTTGCGACTCGTTCTTTGTACTTCCACCACAGGTCATCGTATTCCTCTCTTCTTATTTTGTGCTTGACCAACCCACCTTTAACAACAAACAACAACCCACCGTTCACTTGCACTACGTTGGGGAAGTACGTCATCACCATCAGCGCCATCAACTCTAGCTGTGACTTGTCAGGGTACTTGTTGCTGCCTGTCTTGTAGTCCACCACCCACGCCATGTTCTCCTCGTGGTCAATGATTAGTAGATCGGCTAAGCCCCGCACCCACACATCCTTATCAAAGAATTCACACGGTTGTAGCTCATGGTTCAGCGCCATCTGAAACTCTGCATGCTTCTCACCGTTCTTAGTTAGAAGCGCGTCAATGATTGGCTGCATGAAAGCAAACTGTTTTGGGATGGGCGTGCCATGCTTAACGTAATCTTCTGCTGCTTTGTGCAAGCTCTCGCCATACAGGATCTGCTCTGACTTCTTAACCTGATAGTTCTTTAGTACCCTTATTTCATGGTACTTACGTGGACAGTTTTCAAAGTCCTTCAGTGCACTGTATGACCAAGAGAATTTCATGTGAACTTAACGCTCCGTATTACGCGATGCAAGCGACTGCTTAACGCTGTGACAAACGCTTCGTTGGAATAAAGGGAAGAGCGTTGATCGTGTAGTGCTGCATGTACGATCTCGTGCCAAAAGGTTTCTTCTAGTTCAGCCCTCGGCACACGCCTCTTCGTGATACGTATCGTGCGGGTTTCATAATCTGTCTCACCAAATACGGCGGGATCGAGACTGTCATCCATAACCACACGATACTTCTTCTTACCCACCTGCACACTCTTAGGCATTGTGATGCGCATGTTTTCTCCATTATGATTTTGCTTCGCCATACCTACGTGCATACCCTGTCTCCGCAGCTAGCGGTATACCGGGCATGTACTTCGGTTCCATGATCATCTGCTCTAGCACCCACGCTTCAGCACTGTCTGCCTCAGCTTCGGGTACGAGAACAACGACTTCATCATGTACAGTCAACACGCATGGGTATCTTGTCTTGATCCTCAGCATGCCGTCAGTCAATACGCAGCGAGCAACTGCTTGAACAATATTCTCTGTCAGCTTACCGCCGTACAGTTTCTTACGTTCACCATACACCCACTGCACCCGACCTTTTTCGTCGGGGTTTCCGTGTAACGCAGGATAGCGCAAGTCCATCCCACTTGGCAACCGAATTTCTCCCTTCCTAAAAGTTAAACACTTGTGCTTCACTTCCTTACCGCCTGCTAGCGAGCGGTGTATCAACTCATCACACAACCGCCAAAACTCTTTCACTGGTTCTGCTGCACTACGGTACTTGTCGATGATCTTCTTTGCCGCAACACAGTGCACAAGGATCTCTTCATCAGTACAGGTGCGTGGTATATCGAGTGCCTTCTGTACGTTGGGTTGGTAGCTAACGAAGTCGATGAAGCCCTGCTTATCTACACCAAGTTGTCTAGCAAACGCCTTGTCGTACAGGATGGGCGGCGCACCAAGGAACCCTGTCAGTAGCTGCGCAGCAAACGATGTCCACCCTAGCCCATACCCTGCGCCAAGCAACGCGCTCTTCGCTGACTGTCGTAACTCAGGGTGACTCTCTTTGGTCATGCCCGGTATGCCAAACATCTGCGCACCGAACGAAGCGTACGCATCCTGCCCTGATGCAAAGATCTGCAGCAGATCACGGTAGTCCGTGAGCCATGCCAACACACGCGGCTCGATCTGAGACAAGTCACACACTACAAGAACGTGTCCTTCCGGAGCCATGATCGCCTTGCGTAGGAATGACTTGCGCTTTAGGTTCTGCAAGTTCAACCCACTACCCCTGCTCGCTGCCCATCGCCCAGTGTGTGCGCCATAGTAGTTCAGCGGTACAGGTAACGTACCCCGTTTGGCAATATCAAGGAAGCGTTGCGCACGTGTGCGCTCAAGCGTGGACTTCACTGCTAGCCTAGCCTCGCATAGCAACGCCACATCCTCGTTGTCTGAGTTGACCAGTGCTTGGAACAGCGCATCGTTCTTAGCAAAAGCGTACGCCTCTTTGCCTGTGGTCTTGCTGATCTTAGTCGGGGGTTGTACGCCTAGCCTGCGCAACGTGTCCGCAAACTTATCGTTACTGGCTAGCTCCACCTCGTCAATCGACAGCTTGGCAAGCAACGACTCTCGGTTCTTACGCTCATCCTCTATCGCTTCAACGAGCATGTACTTATCAAGCTCAAGCACTGGCTCGGTGAACATGCGTAGCGTCATGTCGATAAGCATTAGCTCCTTGGCAGGGAAGAGGGACTGTGGGTCAAGGCGTCTAAAGATCTGATCGCACAGGTACACGTCATGTCTGCAGTACTCAGCTAACTCACGGTGTATCTCAGGTGTGAGCGTGAGTAACCCATCGGTACTGTGGACAGCACGCCCCTTCTCAGGTAGCCCGAACTCAGCAGCAAGTTTAGCTAGTCCATTACCTGCCTCTACCCCACGTAGCGCACGTGCCATGCTGAGCGTATCGGCGATGAAGGCGGGTCTGCAACCGTACACCCATTGAAGGATAGCAACGTCGAACTGCGCGTTGTGCGCTAGCACCCCTGTCTTTGACCAATCTATGTGTGCGAAGAACGCCGGAAGCTGCTCGTGCGATACCCATGTGATTGTGTCCTCATCAAAGTATTTATACGCCATGCCGTGTGCGTGAAAGCGTGGGCTGCGGATGTACTCCTCTGTTGTCATACGAGTTAGCGTGTACGACTTACTGTCCCAATACGTCTCAAAGTCTATGACAAGTAGCGGTTTCATTAATTAATTGTCCTGTCTTCCATTGGTACTTCTGCAGTGTCGATCAACTCAACTAGTTTTAATGCCATGTCTCTTGCTTCAGTCACGCTCAGGTTAATTGGCAGGGCGTACAGTCTGTTATTGTGGCTGCACATCACCATCAACTCTGCCTTTCGGCGCACGGCTAGATCAACTACTAGATGAATTGCCTTGATCAGTTTGGCATCGTCCGGTGCTTCCATTGCGTTATCAAATGCTGTCTCTACCTCGGCTTCCGGTTTACGCTTAGCCATGTCATATCTCCAATACCCATTCGCTGAACTCTTTGATGAACTTATCCATCGACACCTCGTTCACCACCCATGTCCTACCACCCGCATCGCGGATCTCTTGCAGTGTGCGTACCTGCAGCGCAGTGAGATCACCACGCCCTGCCTTACATTCAATCGCAAAGAACTTGCTGCTTATGCAGCCAACGAAATCGGGTATCCCTGCCCTACCGTAACCAGTTTGCACTGGCATGTATAAGAACAGGTCGGCGTACTCACTCAGTACCCTCTTCACTTTTGCTTTTACTTTTCCCTCGGGTGTCATCTTGTTTTCCTCTCGTGCCTGTGATCCATGATGCAGTGGTGCGATCCAAGCACGACTGACACCGCCACACTCTTATGTTTCTGTGTGCGCTTTGAACCTGTTTGACTGCGGGGTTCAGCATGCAGCTTGCGCACAACTTATTCATCGTTCTTCTTCCGCGCTTCCATGACTCTAATGTCGTTTGCTGCGTCTGCTACGCCGTGCCAATCTTTTTCCTTTACCTTGAGCATCAGGTACGCAATCATCACCTCCATGTCATCCATCGTTTGTGCCAAGGCTTCTTTGATGACGGCGATGACGTATGCGGCTCCACTATCTTTTTCATGTGGCCCATGTTCCTCAACGTAATCTTTCAACGCCTCAAGCGCAAGTTTCAATGCTTCGTCTTTATCCATCGTTTTTCTCCCTCGCTTCCATCATTGCGTCTGCGGTGTTGTACGCGTCCTGTGCCAGAATTTCGTCAGGACAAGTAATTGATTCGTGTCGAGAAAGCATTGCTTGCATAGCCTTGGCTGCAAAGTAGTCACGCAAATCCATGCCTTGCTCGGTGATGTGCGCAACCCCTGCTGGCGCAGGAAATGCCGGTTGATTTTTCATATCAGCACACTCCCAATCCTCTATGTCATCCTGATGCTTGTTCATGTGTTCTTCTCCTGCTCCGGCTGTGCCAAGGCTTCTTTGATGCCAACGCAAGCTGACATAGCAATGCGACGTTCAGTTTCCATGAACGAATAGATTGCTTGCCCACTGGTTTTGTTTATCAGGCCTTGCAACGCCTCAAGCGCCAGCTTTAATGCTTCGTCTTTTGTCATGTGTTCTCCTTCCTCACCCAACCCATTTTCTCTAGCAACTCAGGCATGATCATCTGTCGTGTCGATTCAATCTCAGGCGGTGCAGGGAATAACGGCATCGTGCGTGTGTCTGACTTCGCACCCATCGTCACCGTCTCGTAGACCCCAAAGATGTAGCCTTGCAATTCTTGAGGGTCACAGTAGATGATTGGTTCTTTTGCTGAATTGATTTGTTTTATTGTGCTTTGCATTGGTTTCCTCTTTCTCCATCCTACTGCTGTCATAAGGGAAGTCCTTTGTTCTTAGCGGTGTTTTGCTTAAAGGACGTGTACATGTAGCTCTTGTATTCGCCGTTGTCCCAACGAATGTGTACAAGAAAATCATCTTTAGTCCAACACCCATGCACTGTGTTGTTAAAGTCCGACACCAAGTACGCAAGATTGCCAAGACCTGAACAGTATTTACTGGTCAAGACAACCATCTCCCCGCCAGCCTTCTCTGTCCACGCCACTGTCTCGGCGCATAGCATGGCGGGGAGTGCAAGTAATACGAGCAGTGCCTTCTTCACTTCGCCACCCGAAACACTGATCTCCCTTGCGAAATAAGGTATTGATTCCAAGTCTTCTTCACGTCTGTCTCTGCTGCTTTGGTTGGTATCCACCCACCACGTTGCTCGATAAAGTATTTGCCACGCTTACGCAGGTACGCCCTCGCTGCTTCCATGCGCTTCTCATGCTGAGGGTTTGGCGTATGCGCTACATAACGGTAGTCAACCGGCTGCACGTAATCATTGTTTGGGTCAAGATAATTAAACCTCATCAACAAATGTTCAAACGATGCTTTCAATTTATCTAAGTTCATCCCAATCGCTCCCTGTCATTGTCAAAAAAGTCTATGTCTCGGTTAATGAAAAGGTACAAGATACAAATAAAGATAATAAAAGCCCACGCTAAGAAACCACTAGCTGCAAAGAACAAGAAAATAAAATTAAATAAAACTTCTTGCATAGGTATCTCCAAGTAAATGGGGTACTTGCTTTCGCTTTCCCCCGTGGTCTTTACTTTATGCGCAGTAGTTCAAGGTGATTGTCTTCTCTACGCATGTGAGATACGTAGTTACCTGCGCCCCATTTGTGTGCTGCGTGTGACGTAGCTGCCCCCTGCAGTACAAGCAGATCAAACTTATCGGCAGGGATGTTAACGACTGCACCACACTCTAGCTTTTCGATGAACGGCAGGACATATCGCGTGAGTTCACCGCGCTTGTACTTGAACTTGCGCTTCCCTGTCTTCACTGATTCGGGTAGCTTGCCGTACACCACGCCTTCAAAGTGTACTTCATATGCCGCACCTGCTGCGACAAGTAAATCAACTGCACGAGCTACAGCAATTTGTTTAGCAGATTTCATTTGGTGCTCCTTCTTATTTGTTAGTTAAAGAGATAAGTTTGTCAAGGTAATGCCGTGCCTTCTTAAGATCTTCGACGCCACCCTTCTGCTTGTGCCGCGCAACATACTTGACTACGTTGCCATCGAAGAATCCTAAACCCCAATCGTGTATTGCATCCCACGGTTGAATGGTGTGCTGCTTGTAATGCGTACCGCCAATCTGTACTGCGTTGGGTGATGCCTTCGTAAGTTTCCTACGCGCCATGCTGTGTTCCTCCTGCTAGTAAATGAGCCGCAACAAGTTCTCTACCATCCTGCGTAGCGACAAGGCGGCGGGTTGTTATGCCATCAACTTCTTTAAGTACACGCTCAAGCAAACCCATCTCAATCAGTGTGCCAAGTATCTTGCCCCTGCCACCGCTGAAAGAGTAGAACGCTTCGGGTTTGCCGTTGCTCTGCGCTGCGATTTCGCACAACGCTTTCATCTGCTTGTGAGTTAGTGTCTCCATACATCACCAGTTGAATTTAGATAAGATGTTGTCAACGTCACGCTTAACTTCTTGACGTACGACCATGTTGCTACGCAGTTCATTCGCAGTCACACCTGCTAGTGCTTTCTCTAGCATGCTGCGTACTTGCTCGACGGCAGGATCGTTGACCAAGTTGAGTGACTTAACTAGATCACACAACTCAAACCCATGCTCAACAAGGGACTCGTGGAACATACGCCCCTTCACCTTGCCATCTACGGTGTCCACGCACAGACGATCTGACATGCGAAGCAAGTGCTCCTTCAAGCGAGTGCGCACGTCTGCCATCGCCGCATCGACACGCGCCTCTGCAAGTTTCTCAAGACGCTCGCGCAGTTCCTTCGCTGCCTCGTTGCCAACGTCTACGCGGAAGTCACCCGACACAGGCACAGGCATGTACACCACACCGACGTCGAACTTGTTCCTGATGTCACGCGCAGAAGGGAAGTCATCACGCTTGAACATATCACCCAACGCCATCGCCTGCGCTGTGATCAGACTTGGATAGATGTTAATGAACTCATCCACCTTATCCATGAACTTCACACTGTCTGCTTGGATGCGCTTGTCGAACTCCATGAACTGCGCGGTTGGTAACAAGCGTGTGCCATTGTCAGACCACGGCAGCGTGTTGGTGTACACGAAGTTACGCATGGTTGTAACTTGCTTCTGAATATCATCTAACTCAGAGCGACCTGCAAGCAGGTGCTTGTTCACACGTGCGGCATCCTTCGCCGCAGCGTTCTTGCTTGTCACTACCTCATCGGTAGTGGACTTGTCTAGCTTACGTGCAGTCCACACACTGGCGCGGAACTCAACGAGCATCGAGCAGGTATCAATGTTGTATCGCATGGTATAACTCCTGTTATATTTGTTGATTAAAGAAAGATGTGGTTCTCACGAAGCAACTCAGAGAACTCAGTGCATGTTGCAAACTTGGCGATGCTATTGCTATTTGCTACGGTGTTACCCATCAAGGTCTGCATTTCCTTACGCATGCGGCGAACGTAGTGCGTCACTGCTGCTGCCTCTTCGCGTGTGGAAACACGGTTGATGAAGTTAAAGATCTGTACCAACTGTGCGCTTGGGTTGTCATCAATCGGTGTGTTGAGTGGATCTGCAACCACACGTTCAAACACAGGCATCGCACGTTCAAAGCGAACGAACGCAGCCAACGCTTCAGCCGCAGTCTCACCAATCGTGCCGCACAACGCAGCGTTCAGCGTCTCGTCATCTAACCCTGCGCTACGCTTAACGATGTCTGATGCAGCGTGAGCAGAACGAGGATTGAAGAACCCATCTTGTACAACGGCAGGATTGAAGATGCTTGGGTTGTCCTTGGCTAGGTTCTTACCTGCGAACTTGCCGCCTGCTTGATAGTCGAGGAAGCTGTCCATCATCCAAGGGTGCAGCTTCACAAACGCAATCACCGATGGAGAGATGTCGTTGTCCTGCGCCCACAAGATCCACTCGTCTGCCGTAGGTTTAGCCAAACGCACCTTGACCAAAC